TACACTGAGTCTTGTATCGTCGCTGGGACTAGGACGCGATCGTTGAATAAGATTAGATCATCGTTCATTGCGCCAGCTGTGACCGATCTTTCTTGGTTGTTATAAATGACTTCAACCAAAATAAAGAATTCCTCAAGCAGTGTCCCAGTGCAAATTTCTGTCGGTGGGTACTGAGACCATCGAGTTTGCGGTCCACAAGTCTTTAGGTTTCTGTAAAGTTCATCGCCGCAGATGGTAGATCCAGACATTGCGTAAACTGCGTTTGCGTCATCGCAATCGCAGTCAACTGTTCCGCAACCAGACATAGGCGAAAACGTGTAGGTCGGATTCGTAATCCCCGATACTTCAACCGTGTAGCTTTCAAAAGTGTTGCAAGCTTCTTCCGTTGTGTCGTAACAAGTGTTGCAAGTTGGTTCGCATGGCAAGCACGGTGGAGTGCAGCAGCAATCGCTACTGATTGCGACTTGTCCACCAACAAGCAATGGGAGTCCTTCGAGTAGTTGAATCGTCATGGACAACTTGTTCCGGTAGTCCAGGTAAACCAAGATCCTCCTCGCTTGTATTGGAAGCTACTTCCAGACAAGCGAAGATCTGTGATAGGTTGAGGATCGACAATCCAGCGTCCTGTTGCGTATTCTCGGCGAGCAGTTGTGTAACCCTCAAGCACGGTTGCGCCGGTATCCAGATTCAATCCTGTCTCTGTGACGGAAAGATCCTCTAGATCTGTTCCATCGATTTGGACAAACGTGATCGTCGCTGTGCCTGGTGTGGCTCCAGTCATAACCGGAATTCCGCCAACAGGCACTTTGACGATCGCATTTCGAGCTTGCTCGATTTCTTCCTTTTCCTCACCCTGTTTCGAGTGGAGACCGCGAAGTTGATCGAGCATTCGTTTAGCGATCTCTTTGCGAAATCCGTGTGGTTTCTTGTCGCTCATGCGCTGATCAGTGCCACCTTGATAATCGATGTTCCAGAAGCTGTTTTGTGACGGATATCGCAACTTGAGTTGATTGTCAGGAATCCGATGTTGCCAGGTGAAACTTGACCAACTTGATTCGTGGTGTTACCGGCGAAAAGCTGGACCGCGTTGGTTCCAGTTACCTTCCAAGCAAGTAGCTTTGGGCTCGATACTGAGCTAAGCGTGATCTGTGCTAAGCTAGTGCTGACGTCCATCGAAAACTGACCAGACTTGCCGGCGACGCCGTCTTCGCTGTCATCCCAGTTGATATCTAGGGAATCTTCGAGGTTTGTGTAATTGATCGAAAGAGAATAGCTGATTTCGTCTGCCATTTTAGTTCCCTCGTTGTCGAATCCGTAACCAGTTGAAATTGATCGCCGGCTTGGTGTTATGAATTACGTAAACCGGCAAGTTTGTTTCCAAATCGAGCTGAAGACCGTTTTCATCGACTGCCATCATTGCTCGATTCTTTTCTTCATCTTTGCATGGTAGCTTGTTGCGCTGAATGGTATCAGCCTGGTAGATAGCATCCTGCCAATCGTACCTACCGTCAGTGATTTGTTGGTAGGTAGCTCTTCCTGTTCTGCGAAATAGTCTACCACCTTGCGGATTGATAAATCGCTTCAAATAACGAATTTTCAGATCCAGTTCCCAGCAGTATCGCCCATTGGTTAGACCGATCGCCCATTTCTCTACCGTCAACATCCATGTCCCTTTTTCGGCCCCAAGGAATGGAGATTTGTTGACGGTTTCATTGACGTCAAGGTAGTAATCAAGCGGCCTGGTCGCTGGCTCGTATTGCTTCCAGCGAATGACGGGTACTTTTACTGTTTTTGTAAGCGGACTTTGGTATCGTCGTCCTGTTGTCGCGACAATCGGCCACCCATCTGTATCCGTGATGATCGGTATATCAATTTCTTCGAGATCGCCATCGATCACACTCCACCAACTTGTTGGATCTGGCGAAGAGTCTTCTTGCGAACCTTCGCCTCCTTGCCTGCCCCCAGTCGATGGAGTGTTATCGATATCGCAGCTGACGTAGTAAAGTCTTTTGTTTTTCTCTTCTTGCTTGACGCTCTTTTTCTTGCATGCAAGCAGATATGGAAGGTCTGGCAATCGCAGTGGCCTGTTGACTTTTGGTAAACCTGGTGTTCGGTATGCCTTTGCTAGCGTTCCGTCTCCGCTGGTGTCGTATAGGATGTATTCCAGCGTTTCGGAATAGACCAGCTGTTGCCCCGAGATATTCAATGTCGACGATGGACCGCGCTTTTGTCCTATGATTGTAAATGCCATTAGTCTACAAGCCCCATTAAGTTTGTTTCAAGATTTCCGGCGATCTTCGCTAGCAGCTTGTTGCCGGCTTCCTGAAGTTCTTTTTGTTTCTTTTGTTGCTCAAGCTGTTGCTCTTGAATCATCGCCCGCTGTCCGTAGATCGCTTGATATGCTTCGATCGTGCCGGCCTTGATCAGATTAGGTAACTCGCCTCCAGATTCTTTTTTCTTGTCTTTTAGCTGATTTTCCATCGCCATCATAGCTTGTTTTTGAGTAATCAGTCCCATCTGAATCATCACGGCCATTTTGCCGATGTCGTTATTCAGTTTTTGTTCTGGTGTCTGCAAGCTGTCAAGCAAAGACTTTGCACTATCTTGAACCATCTTTCGTTTTTCTTCAAGCTTCGAGACTCGATCAACTTGATCATAGATTTTCTTGTAGGCATCGATCTCTTTGTTCATCTGATCGATGCGGGCTTTTGCGTTCTTTGCTTCGTTGTAGAGTTTTCCGTCTTCGATTCGATCTCTTTCCATGATCGCCCTTGTTCGCTCTTTGGCGAGTTGCTCGAAATCGAACAAATCAAGCTCTCGCTTGCCTTTTTGTAGTTCGATCAATTCTCTTTCTTTTTTGGCAACACCGTCAAGATCTTTGATTTTTTCAGCTGCTTTGTCGATCTCTTTTTGTCGAATTCTTGCTTCTTCTTGACCAGCTTTTTTTCTGTCGTCTTCTTCTAGCTTCTTGATATCTTTGAAAAGATTCTTGCGCTCTGCTATTTTGTCTGTCGCAGTGTTTTGCATGTCAAAGTATCTTTGAACTTGACCAAGCATTTCCGCAGTCTCTCCATTGGAAGCTGCTAATCCAGCTCGATACAGAGTTAAGTTACTCATTATTGATAGAGATGCTGAATCAATCTTGTCTGCCCACTCACTTAGCAATTGTCCAGTTGGGCCAGCTGCCAATTCTCCAAGCGTTTCCTTCATTCGCAAAAGAGATTCATTAAATTTATTGACTTTTGCAGTATACTCGCCGCTAAGCTTTTCGGTCATTCCGCTGAACTTTCCGCCAGGTTGCGTTTCAGCATAGAGTGCATCGGCAATAGTATCGAAGCTAACCTTGCCTTCTTCCATAAGTTTTTTAAGCCTAGAAAATTCTATTCCGGTCTCTCTAGCAACTGTTTTAAGTGGGTTCCATCCAGCATTGATAAATTGAAGTGTTTCTTGCCCCATTAAGCGACCGGCGGCGCGGGCTTGTCCATAGGCAAGCGCTAGTGACCTAAATCGATCAGCGTTGCCGGCTGAAACATCCATCAACATTTTCATGTTTGGTATCAATTCTTCAATCTCAAAGCCATACTGATTTAGCGTAACTGATCCTTTAAGTAAGTCGTTAGTCATCAGTGGCGACTTAGCCGCTATCGTTCTCATTTGGTTGAATTTTTTAAATGCTATCTCTGTTGATCCCATTTGGACCTCAAGTCGAGCCATTTCCATACGCATGGCACCAAACGCGGAAAGCGATGTTTGTATTGTTATCGCAGCTGCCGCAATGGTTCCTGCTAATACTCCAGCGCCAACAAGCTGCGAGCCTGGTATTCCGCCCATCGATAGACCGCTGAAAATACTCGATAGCATGCCTCTTGAATTTGATGCTTCTCGGTTCATTCGAGCAAACTCTGCTCGAACCTTTGCGACTTGATCGGCTTGTCGCTTCCAGACTTCCAGCTGTCGAGCTGACATAGAATGGAGTCTTGTCGCTTCAGCTCGCATTGCGGCTAGCTCTGCCGTTGTCATGCCGGCAAACATTTTCATGTTCTGGTTTTTGAATCGATCCCAGTCGAATTTCTGATAGTCCAAATGACTCGTTAACGAACGGAATCTTTCGGCCTTGATCCGTTCGATCATTTGTTCAATTTCGAGCCTCCGCCTGTCCTGAGCCGCAATGATGTCGTTTACGTGCTTTTGGGCGATGCTTGCTTCGATCGATGCTCGCTTCTTAGCAATCAGTGCATCCTGTGCTTTAATCGCATCTTGAGCCGCAAGGACTTCTTTGACGTGGGCATTAGCAATTAGCTTTTCGCGTTCCTGATTTAGCTTTATCGTTTCTGCTTGTTCCTTTGCCGTTTTTGCAAGCCAAGCTTCTAACTGTTTTCTTCTTGCTTCTTTTTCGGCAAGAACCTCCTTCATGTACATCGCAGCGACTGCGTCTTCGTGTTCTCTTTTCTTCTTGGCAATGTATGCCGTTTCCGCTTCTTGCTTTCGTTTGATCGCATCCTGGGCAGCTAGCGTTTCTTTGACATACATGTCGGCGATCGCGACTTCATAATCCTTCTTTTTCTTAGCAATGTACGCTTCTTCCGCAGCTTGTTTCCTTGCAATCGCATCCTGTTGGGCCAATACGTCCTTGACATGGGCACTAGCAATCAATGCATCTCGTTCTTGGCTTAGACGAATGTGTTCCTTCGAGATTCGCCCAACCATCTGAAGTAGTTGAGCGCGACGCTCTTCCTTCTTCGCCGCAATCTCACTTGCCTCTGCGTTTCGTTGGTACGCAAAGGATAACTGATCAACTTCAGACTTGAGTTTCGGAACAAGGCCACCGATATGTTGCAAGGCAGTTGTGTATTCGCCACTTTTCTTCGCCATATCGAGATAGGCGTTCGATGCTACGCGACGCATTTGTTCGTAGGTCTCGACCGAATACTGACCCTTCTTCTCCAAATCCGATATGACTCGCAATTGATGAATGAACTTTTCAAGTTCGCTCATTTGTGACTTAGCTTGTCGCGTCAATTGGCTTATTTCAGATCGGACGTTATAGATTCCGCCTGTGTCCGCAGTGAAGTTCAACGCGATGTTCGCATAGCTAATTACTTTGGTCATAGCTTCTCGACTTTCTTTGTTAGCGACTTCGCCAAGTCTTCACTGGACATGATTTCGACCGATTTTGTGCTTTTCGGTCGAAGGCGTTTTGGAAGAACCCAAGACAATGCCATTGTAACATGCTTGATGCCATTAACGCTCTTTAACGTTCCTAGAATGCGGTCCAAGTGCATCATTAGCTTGGCAAAGTTAAAAGCATTTTGTTCTGTCGCTGGACCATGCGGGTATTCACAAAAAAAGTGAACCCAGAAGTCAATGTCTTCCGAGTTCACTTCACTAGCGAATTGATAGATGTCGTGCCGGCCACTATGAAGAGCCAACCAAGCGATTGCCCGAATGCGTTCGTTTTTGACTAGCTTTTTTTTGAAAGATCTACGGTCTTTGGTTGTAGACCGCAGTGATCATCGATTTCTTCTCGTAGAAACATAGTGATCAAGGAATCAACGTTTTCCAGTTCATTTTCTTGACCAGGCAAATAGACGGAAGTACCGTCTTCTTCAACTAGACAGCGAACAATCAACTTTCGGGTTGCGGCGCTTGCTTCCTTCGAATTGATTTCGTTTTTTTCGTTGAACATCGATTCATTGAATTCAGCTCGCTCTAGTTCCGTAATCGATTGAATCCAAAATTTGTCGCCTGTCGGTGCCGTCAGTTCTTTGATTCGACGTACCTTAAATTTTTCGAGTGTTTCTTTAGCTTTCATTGTCCTCGTCCAGTTTTTTCAAAGCTTCCCGTACTTGCTCATCGGTCGGCATTTCCACTACGGGTGGAGTCTCGACTTCGCCCTTGAGCTTTCCAATAGCAGCAGCGATTTCTTGCTTTACGCTACGTGGCAATTGGATGGTAAAGTTGATGTGAGCGCCGGCCTGCTTACCAACATAACCAACATGGTGGTCATTGGCAAACACGTATGACTGATCAAACTCTTGATCAATCTCGCCAAGAATCGTTTTCTTCTTTGCAGTGTGCGGAACCAATCGAACGCTGATTGCCATGGTTTTTCTCTTTTATGATTTTTAGATGATAGTTGTCGAAACAGAAACAAGAAAAGATTAGCTTGCTTTAGTCCAAGCTGGTCCTGTTCCACCGTCATAGGCAAAGCGAACCGTACTGATCTGAAGCTGACCGACTTGCAAAGTTGGTCCGCCAGCGTTGATGAAGAATCCGCTTCCCGCACAATTGGCAGCTACAGTTTCGTTCGAAGTCGTTGTGGCCGATGCCACTTTACGCATCGGAAATGTTACTGTACATGTTTGAGTTACCGTTTCGTTTGGGATAGGGAAGTCGATGCTTGTTGGGTGCAAGACACTTAACTCGACTTCACCAGGCTCGACCAAGTCGCTCATCATGTATTCCATGAAATCAGTCGTGCTTAGCACGGATATCCCGAGTTTTTCTCGTGTGTGATCTGGAAGCTTGACCGACAGGATTTTAGCCGCAAAGCTGGTCACGGAAAATACAACCGTTGCGCCTAGGCCGGTATCTGGTACGTCTGTCACAGGCATCGTAGATGCTCCTACTGTACTGAATGAGTGAACGTGAAATCAATTATCGAGATGTACTCTTTCGAGTCGCTGGCGTCGATCGCTGGGACTTCTTGAGTTCGCATTGATCCGTACTCAACATCACTTACCCATACAGCCGAATGAACGCCCTTCATTGTGCCGACATCCATGATAGCCGATTTTACAGCCAAAGCTATATTGCTCGCGATCTGCCTGGTTGTTGCTCGGCATTCGAATTCAACTCTCGATTGCTCTTTAACGAGCCCCTGGTTGATTGTGTGCGTCCCGTTGCCGCTGACGACACTGTAGGTGATCAGTGGCCTGGTTTCCGATTCCGCTGGAGCGTCTGGCGAAATGCGATCGGCGACGATGTCATAGACAATTTTGTCCGCCGCGTCATCGGTGTAATCGATTAAGTATTTGCGAATCGCGAACGACAAATCAGCCATTTCTCGCCCCCATGTGGTGATCTACGGTTCTTGCGACTCCGCCAAGAATCATGTTGACGATGAATTCTTGCCGTGCGTCTCGGACTTCGCGGAAAATATCTCTCTTGCGACGGATTCGCCCGAGAGTCTTCGGGACTGTGCCACCCCCAGATTGACGGGGAGTCCAGAAATACATGTGCCTAAATGGTTCTGGTCCGTAGTAATCGAAGTAAAATTTGTTCCCGTCTGGGAACGTTGGCCCCGCGTAAATGCTTGACCCGAGTGTTCCGTATTTTCTGACGACATAAGAAACTGCGTCCTTTGCTCGTTTAGTGTTTTGCCATCGGTCCCGATGCCTTCGACTTTGTTTCGCTCGATCCTTGTCGTTACCGACTGGCGCTCGAGCGGTTAGTTCCGCAGCTAAAATCTGGCCGGCTTGATTTAGATAGACCTCGCGAAGATCTCGTGCGACTCGAATTGGCAGATCCTCGATTCGATTAACAACCGCAATAACCTGACTCAAATCGATAACGTTCTTGCCACCAGATGATCCTGTCTTCCAGGCAGGTTGCTTGATCGGCGTATAATCTTGGCTACTCATCTTGGTTTGACCAGGTTGCAGAAGATATCTAGATATCGATCACCGTCACGCACGGACTGTGCCCATTTTATGCCGTAGTTCTGATCATGGAACACAATTCTCATTTTTTCCGTGATTCCTTCGATGTGGCGAATTCGGAAAATAACGGTTTCGATAACCTCAGTTAAGTCTCCAAAATTAACTTCGCCACCTCTCGGCGATCGCTTTCCAGCTGGAACACCGACGCGAAAGTTTTTCCAGTTTTTGATCTCTTGACCAGTAGTGGTATCTCGCTCCGCAATGAATTCCTGAATGGTAATTCGATATCGCATTTTCCCCACTGGTCCAGTATCGCCGCGATAATTCGTCATGGGTAGCTTGTCCTGAGATATTTCGTAATCAAAGACTCGTAGGCAACCAGGTGTTTGCTGTTGGATGTTGTGGCTTCACCTCGATGCTCAAATCGGGCCGTGCAGAGAAGCAACAGGGCTTGCTTGTGAATAGCTGGTATTTCTTCAGAAGTAGATCCATAACCGGCCACAAATCGAATCGTAACCGCATCATGGCGACCGTGCGTAAACGGCCAATACTTGTCCCATTTCAGCTCGATTTCTGGGTATCCAGGGTTCGCACCTTGGCGATCGTGGATGAAATCATACTCCGTTGCTGCAAGTGTCTGCTGAACTTCTCCGCCATCGTAATACTTGATGTAAGTCACCGCACTTGCCGGCCTGACTGGGAGACGGATTACATCGCTGTAAAAATGATCGATGGTCCAGTCGTAAACCGTTTGAGCGAGACAAATCCCGGTGTCGCGCTCAAGTTCTTCGATTGCACCATCGATCAGCATTTCTAAATGCGTGTTGTGGCTTGGTTCTTCAGGAGCAATTTCAAGTTGCTTCTTGAGTTCCTGAACCGTTATCGGCTTGATCGTCGCTGCTGTCTGGATTGTCAGTCGTTGACGGTTTGGTTTCTTCATAAGTTGGTGTCACCATCGCCGCAAGTTTTTCGTTCTTCAATTTGGCTTGCTCC